AATTAAAAGAACGTATTGAAAAATTGGAAAATAAATAATGGTTTTACCTTTCGGTGGCACTATATCATTAGAGCATATAATAAATGAATTTGGTGGCAATTCTCCTCACGGATTACACGAATATTATAGGAATGGATCGGCGGCTGGAACATATGTTCCAACTAATGCGTCAACAATGAGAATACCAACCGGCAGCGCTGGTACTCCCATTAGTCTGTTTGATTTTTATGGAGCAGGAGTCCTGCCCTCGGCAATACCTGCAACAATTTATATGACCGGTTATCCGTCTAATAGATTCTTGACCAGCGAATCTCGTGGTGCAACAAAAACTTATTACTTTGGAAAAGACGTTGCCAGCACAGGCGGAATTCCTTGGAGCACTCATATGGATGCATATCATGGAAGTACATGGGGATTTTATGCGTTGAGTGCCGGCGGTGGCGGTAGTCAGTGTTCGAGTAAGTCTAGTACGGGCCCGGTCTTTGGTGGCTCAGGAGGCGGAGGCGGCTCATGTTTGATGGTTACTCACGGCATGCCTTTTGATAAAAATAGACAATATAAGATTGAAATTGGTCCACCAGGTCATGGTGGCGGTTCAAGGCACAATAACTATAACGATCTAGATGGCGGTGATGGTGGAGATATTATAATTAGTACTTCTTCTGGCGTAACTGGAGACGATCATGTAGACAATATCATAGCTAGAGTAAACGGTGGTACCGGCGGAAAAGCATATTATAATGGAAATACTTTTATATCTCAGGGCGGCACTGGCGGCACTATTTCTGTTCAACCAAACAACCAATTTATTGGAATAGGTGGTGATGGTGGAGTAGGTAAAACAGAAGCTCTTAGTAGTACGGCAGCAGGTTTCGGTGGCGGTGGCGGCGGCGCTGGAGGCTTCGACGCTACAGGAGTAAATCAAGCAAATGGAGGTGACGGCGGTACAAATGGTGGCGATGGAAGCCAAGGCAATTTTGGCGGCGCTGGTGGTGGTGCATCCGACGCAACATTTAACTCAGTCGGCACCAAAAGCTTCACGTGGTATACTGATCAGAATCGTAACTATAATTCGGCTGGTGGATATAATAGTGGTGGAAGTAGCATTTTACCATTGTATACTGCCTTCGGTCAGGCTTGGCGACGAGTAGTATATGATGGAACCCATGCTCCATTTGTAGACCCATTTCCGCCTCATTGGTACCAATTATATTCAAATAATAATCCAAATGGTTTTTGGAACAAATCAGCGGGTGTTCAATACGGAAATATTGTTGACGGTTTTCCACCTTCATCAAACACTCAAATAAACGCGGCTTCTAACGCCGCCGCCGGCGGTATCCCAATGCTGAGTTACGGGTTAATTGGACCGAACTCACCCGCGGTACAGTTTGAAAATAGTTCTAAATACAGACACTACCGAAAACAGTCCAGTGATCGGAATTATCCCGCAAATTGGTTTAGTAAATTTTTTCTAACTGGACAGTTTAGTAACAACAATCTAAATCCACTGACTAGTGGTAGAGATTCTAGAGGTGCCGCGGGCACAAACACAGACCGTTTTGCTATGGGCGGTGGTGGAGTGTATGGAGGATTTTCTGGAACAGATCATAGAGAATACTATGTCCATGGTACAGGTGTCTCACCGTTCCATCCAGGCACAGACGGTCGTTTTAATGCATTTGGAGTGGGCGGTGGCGCGCCCAGTAATTATTATTTAACTCAAGGCAGCAAAATATCGATAGATGCACCGGGTATGCCCGGAGGTCCAGCAATGGTTGTAATATGGTTTTCAACAAATTCAACTGGCACAGGTGGTTTCAAGAAATTACCATATAATGAAGGTTCACCAATATAAAAAGTCAAAAAATAACTTTGTATAAATAACAGTGTAACAAGGAGAAGAATTGAAATGGATGATGAACTAGATTTTGATGTAGATGATATTGACATTGATGTAGACGATATTGATGTAGAAGATATAGAGATGGAAGATATTAGTGACGAGGATTTGATGGACGACGATGAGCCTACGAATCCTGTAGAAGATATGATTGATGCAATTGCAAGCGATGAATTTAATTCTGCTGAGACATTATTCCAAGATGTATTAGGTAGTAAACTTAGCGATGAATTAGAAATGCAAAGAATTAATATCGGCAGTAATATGTTTGCTACTGCCGAAGCAGAATGAAAGAATACAAATGAAAACTTTTAATGAACTAAAAGAATCGTTGTTGACTGAGAAAAAAGTCAAAGTTGGAGATCAAACGATTGTTGTCACTAAAGCTGGTGATCAATTTAAAGTTACTATCGACGGCGAACATTTAGACAATTACGATTCTGAAAAAGATGCTATTAAAATGGCTAAAGAGTTTATTAAACAATTTTCTAAAGGTAAAGGATAAGACATGAAACTAATCGCAGAATATTGTGACCACGATTTATCACTGGTCACTGAAGGTAAAGGCGAAGCTAAGTCTTATCAAATCGAAGGTGTATTTGCACAAGCTGACCAAAAAAATCGTAACGGTAGAAATTATCCGAAAGCGATTATGGAAAAAGCTGTAGGTAAATATGTTACAGAACAAGTTTCCAAAGGTCGTGCTGTTGGTGAGTTAAATCACCCCGAAGGCCCGACTATTAATTTGGATAAAGTATCCCATCGTATTACGGACCTCAACTTTGAGGGAAACAATGTGATGGGTAAAGCACTTATATTAGATACTCCTATGGGTAAGATTGTTAAAGGTCTGCTAGATGGTGGTGTTCAACTAGGTGTTTCGACTCGTGGTATGGGAAGTCTGGAAAATCGTAACGGCGTGATGGAAGTTAAAGACGATTTCGTCCTTAGCACCATCGACATTGTCCAAGATCCATCTGCACCTAATGCTTTTGTTAATGGAATTATGGAAGGTGTAGAGTGGGTTTGGAATAATGGTCTTATCGAGGCTCAAGACATTGAAAAAATAGAGACTGAAATAAAAAGAGCACCATCAAGAGCATTGCAGGAAGCGCAAGTTCGTGGGTTTGAAAATTTCCTCTCGTTATTGAAATAAAAAAGGAGTCAAGTATGACTGATCAAGATCAAGAATACGTTGAAATCCATGATGAGGAAATTGTGGAATCTAACGAAGAATTGGATGTATCGGAAAGCAGCATGGAGCTGCCAGCCGGTGGATCTGAAGATGCTGGTACCGGAGGCCCTGCTGATCCAGCAAAAGCCGCTGGTGATACTAGCAATGTAAAAAAAGCATCAGCCCCGAAAACTAAAGCGGGTATGATCAATGCAATGAGCCAAAAAATGTCAGAGCTTAACAAAGTTAAGTTGATGGCGGCTTATTCAAGCATGATGGGCGAAGAAATTGAAGTAAGTGACGAGGAAGAAGTGATGGTAGAAGATACTACCGAAGCTGATTTGGAAGCACTGATTTCAAGCGATGAGTCACTATCAGAAGATTTTAAAGATAAAGCTGGCACTATTTTTGAAGCAGCATTGAACCTTCGGGTTGAATCAAAAGTTCAAGAATTGGAAGAAGCATTTAGCAATAGAATCGAAAGCCTCGAAGAGCAATACGCCGACGAGACTTCAGAAGCAATTGTAGAAGCCAAAAGCGAATTGGTAGACAAAATTGATTCTTATCTTAACTATGTAGTCGAACAATGGGTAGAAGAAAACCGTCTCGCTGTTGAGACTGGTATTCGGAATGAAATTTCAGAAGGATTTATGAGCAAGTTGAAAGACCTGTTTACTGAGTCGTATATCGAAGTTCCAGAGTCCAAAGTTGATCTAGTTGACCAGCTTGCAGAGGAAGTCCAAGAACTTGAGACTCGCCTAAACAAGCAAACAGCTACTAATATGGAAATGAATGAGCATGTAAAAGACCTACAACGCCTCGCGATCATTCGTGAAGCTTCTAAGGATCTTGCAGATACTCAAGCAACCAAATTAGAAAAACTAGCAGAAGGTGTCGAATTTGAGGACGTTGAGTCGTTTCTCTTTAAAGTCGAAACCATCAAAGAATCATATTTTTCAAATAAGTCAGATGTAGAAACACATGCTGATCTAGTCGAAGAAACAATGATTACTGAAGAAAGTGAAGAAACAGAAGCGCCTGTTGATGTTTCCTCTAGCATGGCACATTATGTTGCCGCACTCAAAAATAATACCTAGGAGTTATTAAAATGCAAACAACTAACTACAATACACTTATTGAAAAGTGGGCACCAGTTCTGAATGAAGAATCTGCTGGTGCAATTCAAGACAAGCACCGCAAGTCGGTAACTGCTGTTGTTCTTGAGAACCAAGAAAAAGCTCTCATGGAGCAGCGCACACAATACCAAGGTTTTGGTGGACTGACTGAAGCAGCTCCAGCAAACAACACTGGTAACGTACAAAATTGGGACCCAGTTCTGATTTCGTTGGTTCGTCGTGCTATGCCTAACATGATGGCATATGACGTATGTGGCGTTCAGCCAATGACTGGTCCAACTGGACTGATCTTTGCAATGAAATCTACCTACAAAACCACTCGCGCTGGTGCAACTAGCGGCAATGAAGCACTGCATAACGAAGCTGTCACTGGCTTCTCAGGCGATTCCGCTGTAACTAACATTACAGATGGTTCTGGTCTTGCTGGTGTTACTGATACTAACACTGACTCAACCATTGATGATCAGCGTAATAGTGCAGCTCCTGCAGGCGGCATGACTAAAGCTGAAGGCGAAGCACTGGGCACATCTGGCGCAAGCGCATGGGCAGAAATGGGTTTCACCATTGATCGTGCAGACGTATCAGCCAAAACACGCGCATTGAAAGCAGAATATTCGCTTGAACTCGCACAAGACTTGAAAGCTATTCACGGTCTGGACGCTGAAAGTGAACTGGCTAACATTCTTTCGACTGAAATCCTCGCGGAAATCAATCGTGAAGTTATCCGCACAATCAACAGCCAAGCTAAAACTGGCGCAAGTCAAGCTAACACCCTTCTTAACGGTGTGTTTGATCTGCAAACAGATGCAGACGGTCGTTGGAGTGTTGAAAAGTTCAAAGGTCTGATGGTACAAATCGAGCGTGAAGCAAATGCAATCGCAAAAGAAACTCGCCGCGGTCGTGGTAACTTTATCATCACTTCTTCGGACGTTGCCTCTTGCTTGGCTGCAACCGGAATGCTAGACTATGCTCCAGCAATCTCTGCCAACTTGAACGTAGATGATACAGGAAACACTTTTGCCGGTGTTCTTAACGGTCGTACAAAAGTATATGTTGATCCATATGCAACTGTTGACTATATCACATGTGGCTATAAAGGCACCAACGCATATGACGCTGGTATCTTCTATTGCCCATACGTACCTCTCACAATGGTTCGCGCTGTTGCTGAGGATAGCTTTCAACCAAAAATCGGCTTTAAGACCCGCTACGGCATGGTTTCGAATCCTTTTGTTGGTCCAACAGCTTCTGATGGTCTTGCAAATGCTAAGACTAATCAGTATTACAGAATCTTCAGAGTTGATAACATTCTGGGTGCATAAGAACAAAAAAAGAGCGCCACACAGAGGGCGCTCTTTACTACTACTCAAAGACAGTGTTTCGGCACTGTCTTTTTTTTAATCTAACCAACAGTTCCATTGTTCATTCATATAAAATGCTTCTAATGTATTATCTTTACCGAATGGTGAGATAATTTTACATACTGGAGGATTATCATCATCTTCCCGCACATCGTATCGCATACTCATAGAACCTTCTACAATTTGACAATCGTGGTGTGATGGCTTAACCATCGAACCTGTAAATCTAACTGTTACGACTTGCATTATAAAACTCCTCTTTTCATTTTCCAATTTTGGATTGTTTTGTTGTACCATTCTTCATTCTTATTACGCAGAATATCAAGAGGTGCGTGGCTTACTTCTAAACCTTCTTCATTTCTTGCATCAACATATTCTTCAACAGTAAAAGACTTTACCAATTCTGCTACAAATTTTGCTTTTGTGAATGGACCACCATGCTTGAAACGAGCTATGAAAAGGTCTTTGCCTTTGCCGACAAGTGATGGATGAACATTTACGCCGTTTTTGCTGACAACTGGCCAAACTGGACGATCTGTATAATCTCCAGCGTAGTGCAAATAACCACCGTGGTATGTGAAGTCTTTTTTGTTGAACTTAGTCATTTGTGAACCCTTTCAAGTGATTCTGTTTCTATAACTAATGTAACATAATAACTTTGTAATGTCAAGCTTTATTTTTATATAAATAGAGATATAATTAGATTGAATCGGATATATCTTATGTCAGCATTAACACAAAATATGAACTATCTTCAACCCACAAACTTTAAGGTTGTGATAGATCACTCTAAATTCGGCAACTTAGAATTTTTTGCTCAGAGATTAATTCATCCTGGAGTTACTATAAATTCCCCATCCGTTCCATTTAAGAGAATACAAACGATAGCTTTACCTGGCGATACTCTCACATTTGAAGATTTGTCAATGGATATTTTGGTAGATGAAAATTTGAATACTTACATTGAAGTCTTTAATCTGATTCAAAATATGGTTACGGAAAATTACGAAAGTCCTATGGCAAAAAGCTCTAAGACCGGTTCAGCCATGGATATTACAGTGACGATTACTAGCAGCCATAACAATGTGGTAAAAACAATTCGATATATTGATTGTGTCGCTACATCAATAGGAACAATTTTGTTAGAAGCTACATCCGAAACATCACCTGTTATCACATTTCCCGTTACGTTTAGAGTCGGCTACTATGAGATAAAATAGCACTATATATATTATGAATTTGATTATGGAGACTTGAATTGCTTACACTTGAGACTACACTAGAAGAATGGCAGAAAGACTGTCAGATAGATGAAACTAATTTAGTTAGAGCGACAGTGGATATTGCTAAACTGCACTCTAAATATTTGCAGGTTCTCGCCATAAATAAACTTCAACTCAAAAAATCTAAGATGAAACAGAATATTCTTTTAAAAGAGAAATGGCTGTACTACAATGGTAAGATGGACCAAGATGCTATCGAGGCACATGGTTGGGATTATGATCCGTTTAATGGAGTTAAGGTAATGAAAGGCGATATGAACAAATGGTACGATTCAGATGTAGATATTCAGCGCAGTGAAGAAAAAATAGAATATTACAAAACTTTTGTTGAAACACTAACAGAGATTGTCGAAAATTTAAAATGGAAACATCAAAGTATCGGCAACATCATTAAATGGAAACAGTTTGAAGCGGGAGGCTAAAAATGGGCAGCAAACATCCTAAAGTTCCTACTTTCAGTGTTAGAGCAAGGCTTGACGTTGAACTTTTATCAGAAGTCGACTCTTATATCACTAGATATAGGACTAGAACACAAATTATCGAAGAGGCTTTGAGATTATATTTGCCTGTTCTCGCACAGACAGATAAGAGAAAGAAAATCGAACAAAACGCAAATTCATCAAGTTGGAGAGACGGACTATTAGATGATTGAAAAAATTACTGTAATGAAGAAAAATGAAAGTCAGCTACTAGTTGACTGTGATAGCGGTATTCTTATGGAACTAAACGAATACTTTAGCTTTTTTGTCGA